AGTTTGGAGGGGGATCGCAATGATCCCCCTTTTTTTTACCACCACCAACCTTTTTTATCCTCGGGCTCTTGTGCAGGAGGCGGAGATGGTTCAACGGTCGTTTGATTGTTATTAACAGTTTGTACACTGGTTGATCCACCAACTACTGTTGTGTTACCGGCACCAGCACCAGCAAGCTCAGCGTTCTCAGCGTTTGCTGCGGTTAGCTCGTTTCCTGATTGTCCGCTCGCTGATGGTAATACCTCCCCAGTGTCTGGATCAATACCAGCAAACTCATATACGAAATTAGGAACCGCCTTTGAGGCAAAGTATTGTAACGTTCCACCTTCAGGATCCGGAAGAACCATTCTTAGTAGAGTCTTAAGGAATTCAGTCGCCATGTCGCCAATGCCTGCGCCAATCGACATAAGTGTTGAGCCAGGATCATTAAACATTCCGGTAAAGAATCCTTTTACAGCTTCCCATGCAGGATCAACCAGAGCCGTTAAACTAAATTCTTTTAGCTTTTCAGCTACACCATCAAACCCTAGTTTTCCAAGGAACCATGCAGGTAGGTCAATAAGAAGCAGATCAATAGCATCAGTGATACCCTTGATGACTCCAAGAATACCTCCCTCTATACCTGCGGTAATTTTATCCAAAAAGCTTCCGTCCTCACCGGTGAAGCCTTCATAGAATCCCACAACGAAATCAATCAGCGATAGAAATACTTGAACAAATGGGCGCATGATAACGCCAATAATCTTTTTGAACGGAGCGAGTAATGGTTCAATAAAACCAAATACTTTACCAAGAAATCCAAGTACACCGGTTCCCTCTTCAGCACTACCAAAGATCTTTGCGATACTAGATCCTATGGTACCAACTCCTTCAGGCATAGTAAACTTAATGCGAGGAATCTTATCAAAGAAATTCTGAACGCTGTTCTTAACCGATTGGATCGTATCCAATAGTCCCTCTGGTAAAGTTAGCTTTGGTATCTCTGGAAAGTTAACCTTAGGAATCTCTGGGAGTGTTAGTCTTGGGATCTCTGGAAATCTTAACTTTGGTAGTTCGGGCAGCGCTATTCTTGGGATCTCTGGTAATCTTAACTTTGGCAGTTCAGGTACTTTTAACTTAAACTTATTAAAGTCGTATGGTTTACCTTCAATATCAACAAAGGCAATCTTAGGAAGTTCTGGTACCTTAGGCTTAAAGTTTCTAACGCTATCAACAAAACCTATCGTTTTTGTACCAAATGATTTAATACCATCAACGAATGTTGCAACCGACTTTGCGAATCTTGGAAATACTTCGGCTATCTTAAGAGCACGCAGTTCATCATCAAGTCCAGTGACTGATGCCACTAAAGCAATTAACGCAGGAACGGCCAAGCCAACTCCTGCTAAGGCACCGACTCCTGAAGGACCACCAGTAGGAGCAGGAGCAGGAGTATCTCCACCTTTTAGATCCTCAAGTGCGTCAAGAAGATCCTTATTGAACTCATCTTGTTCACGCTTTGCCTCTAAGTCCTTAAGTGAATTGCCCTGAAAGAAATTCAGCAGCTCACCAAAACCATCCTTGAAGGTCTTATTAGACTCAAAGATAGCTTCTTTAACTGACTTGAGCGAATTTGTTCCGCTATTGCGATTAAGCTGACCTTCCTCTCGAAGGCGAGTAATCACATCATCAAAGGTAGCTGCTGACATTTGTTTTACCTACTATCTTTTGTCATCATTGTAGAGCTTTTGCTCTTGACGTATGCTTCCTTACCAAAGAAGGCCGCAACGATTGCTGCAACTGATACGAAATACACCGAAGCGATATCTCCAATGATTTCAGCTGCTTTATCTAATCCAAAGTAAACCGTCATAAAAATACTAAATGGGTATAGTAACATACCCCACAAAGAGAACCACGCCATTCTTCGTTGGGCGTCTTCTTTTTGATCTTCATTCTCTAATCGCATCATCTTTTGCTCCATAATGAACTCCTCGTCAGTCACAATACCATCACCGTCAACGTCGTACTTAGCGTACTCTGACCCTGGCTCTAATGTTTTTGCTGCAGACATTTGTTATCTCCGTTGTTGTTGGCGCTTAAGCCTTTCGTTTTCTTCCTTTATATGTTCCTTCAGCATAACAACGTAAACTTCCCTCTCCCACGGCATCATATTGTCTAATTCATTAAGGCTATAGTTATGATGCTGCATCATCGCAAAGTTAACCTTAAAGTGACTTACTAGGCTATCATGAGAAAGGGCTAGGCGAAAAAATTTCCTAATCCTTGTACTTCAATATCATTATGTTCCTTACAGTTGGTACAGTCAAAGGATGCGGATATCTGAGCAGTAGGTGATTCCTCAATGAACTGTCTGATTTTAGCAAACTGTTCGCTGTTTAACGACTCAATGAAATCCTTTACTTCGTCCTTTGATTGTTCCTTCATATCGAATACTTCGTCCGCGGTATGGAGTGAATCAATAACCTCGGCGAGCAAATCAAACATTTTATCAACATCGCTCTTCTTGCTTGATTCAGTGTTAACCAACTGATTGACCGTTGGGTACTTCATCATTAACACGAAGTCGTCGTTGAGTTTAATCTTGTGTTTGTCCTTGTCGATACCAACGACCTTGATCTCACTCAGATCAACTATGACGTCGTTTGGTGTTTCGCAGTGCTCACACTTGAGTGATACCTTTGTGGTTTCACCGGCTGACTTTGATCGTAGCTGAGTAAATACATACTCAAGATCAAACATAGCAAGACTGTCAACATTGACTGCGCCTTCAGTGCAAGCAGAGATCACGTCCTTAATCGCACGGACCATATGCTTTTCATCCTGAGATTCCATAGCGATCATCAGGATCTTTTCCTCCTTTACAAGATATGGTCTATAGATAACCTTTTCTTGAGTCGAAGGGATCTTCATTTCATAACGCGGTGCGTCTATTCTTGGTAAAGCCATAATAATTTAACTCCTAAGTTTATATAGCGATGGGATTTGTTTCAACATCCCAGTTTTCATATGAGAAAGTTGCCGTGAAGCGAACGATCGTGTTTTCCTGTGAGTTACCAAGCTCAAAGGATTGAATGCCAGTTGGAAAAGCTTCATAGATATTCCAGCGTTTGGTAGGAACACCCTTGGTATCCAAATGTTCAATAAAGAATGGATTATAGTACTCTGACTTTAATCTAACCTTGAAGTCGTGTGAAGGACTGTTAATGTTTACGATAGCTCTGTCCTGCCACGCCTTAACGTAGTCGTATGCCTTCCAATCATTGGTAGTTAACCAAGTAATCGAAATGTCCTCGTTCTCGAATCCATAGACTCTCTTTGAGGACTTAAGGCTAGTGAAATGGTCAGCGGTTGTTAACTGACGCCCAGGTATAGCAACTGATTCGCAAAGGATATCAAGATCACGGTCAGCTACATAGACCTTGAACCTGTTGGCCATTGCTGGTCCGCTTTTCTTAAATTGCGATGTTAGATCTTCTATCTTCATGCCCTATACATCCTCTTTGAGTCCGCCCAGACGCTGCGCTTACCAGCCTTGCGGAATTGTTCTGTTGGCAGAAAGATTGCGATATCCCATTCCGATGGTTCCACCAGAACAACACGCGATTCAATCTGTGAAGTAAGATACTTCTTAAAGCATGGTTTGAACTCACGATATCTTTGTACTGACTGCAGCAGATTATAGTTAATCTTTAGCTTTGTGGTCTCATCGTATTTAGAATTATTCGCGGTCGCAGATAACTTGTCAAGGAATGTTGCCCGTACTGCAGGGCTAAGATAATGAAGGTTAAGTCCATAGAACCCTCCCTTTGTTGGTTCAACCATGATGGTCAATGGAAAGGAATCGTAGTAAGGAAGTTCTTTTCTTAACTTTGGATCATAGAAGTACATGTACATCTTACCAACCCCAGGACGATTCCGTGGAGTAAGCATAGGATCCCGTAGGAGCTGGCGACGATTAACGTCCTTCAGTTCCCTTGCCTTATTGCGAAACCATGCACGAGCCTCTTTTGACCTTGCGGTGAGACCCTTACGATATGCTTCAGCTTCTAACTTTTGAAATAGTGATTCTGCCATACCTTTATTTATATCAATCTACTTAAGGATTCTTATCCCTAGTGATTTTAAGGTCTTCTCTGTCCACACTTGAAAACTAACTCCGTTATCTTTTGCAAACTCATTGGCTGCTTTCCATTTACTCTGGTTCTTAGCATACGTCATTGTCTCCCTGATGAACTTTCGAGTACGACGCTTTGGTTCCTTGGGTGGTGTACAATACTTCTCTGGTTTGATCTCAACAAGGAATGCTTCTCCCTTCTTATTCTTAAACCAGATGTCTATATGGTACTTATGCCACTTACCGTCAGTAGCGCAAACGTAAGGCAGAATAACTTCCTCTGAGTTCCATGCCACGATGTCAGGATTCTCATCCATCCACCTAAAGGTATTGCGCTCCCAAAGGGATCTATATGTTATCGACTTGATGTCTCCAACATACTTATTCTTGTTCTTTGGTGTATATTTACCTTTGTATGCCATATAAATAATCTCGAGAAACATTAAACTATCGGAGTTATTTATGGGCATACTTAGATATCCCGACAACGTTGAGTCCAGAGACACGCCATACGTACTCTTTCAAACAAAGAAAGCTCAGTACGATGGTCGTGGCAATCAGACGTTGACGGTACTTGACGGTAACGGATGTGCGATCTACATGCCACAGAATATCGCCGTTAACGATTCACAAAGATACGAGGCAACATCTACTGGAGTTGTTGGAGCAGCTTTTGAGTTAGCAAGTAGAAGAGGTGGCAATGTTACCCTTGAGGATATCAGGGCTGCAGCGCTATCTAACCCAGATGTGGTTGGCGGATTGGTTGGTGCCGGACTCGGTAAAGTTATAAGTGGAGGAGCAGGTGGAGCAGTCGTTGGTGCGGTTTCATCGGCAAGTGTTGTTGGTGGTATCGCGGCAGAAGCCCAAAAGAATATCCAAAACACATTAAATCCTCGCGAGTTTATGTTGTTCAAGGCACCTACGATTCGTACATTCTCAATGGAGTTTAACTTTTTTCCAAAGAACACTAACGAAGCAAACTCTATACCAGCAATCATTAAATATTTTAGGCAGGCGTCTTATCCGATCTCTTCAGGATTTACGTATAACTTTCCATTGGCCTTTGTTGTTACCTTTGCGAAATCAAGCCAAATGATTAAACTTCCACAAGTGGTTTGTACATCAACATCAGTAACGTATAACCCTAATGCGCAATCATATTTTGAGCATAACAGTATGCCAGTTGAGGTTACCCTTGCTCTAAACTTCCAAGAGCTCCAACCAATCGATGCTCAGTTGGTAGGAGAAGGATTCTAAAATGCCAAAGTTTTTCCAATACTTTCAGAAAGAAGATTTCGATATTGACGGCGATGGTACTAAAAGGTTAGTAAATCTATCTCAGTACTCAAAAGTATTCTCCAACATTGCTGACGATATATCGTTCTATACGTATTACACGGTGGATAACGCGGATCGTTTGGATAACATCTCACAAAAAATTTATGGAACACCGGAATACTACTGGACATTTTTTCTAA